AAAAAGCCCCCTTTCGGGGGCCGTCTATCCTGTTAGGATCAGGCGTTGACGTCAATGTCGAGACGATAGGCGCCATAGCCGGTGAGGGTAGCTTCCCAAGAAACAATCGAGCCAGCTTCGATCGATTCAGTGTAACCGGTCAGGGTGCCATAGCCGTACACAGTCTCAGAGGTCCCAGTAGGACCAACGCGAACAAACTTCACACGCAGACCGTCAGCCACGGTATTCTGCTCAGCCAGACGCAGGATCTGGTAGGCGGCATCTTTGAAGTCAGCCACGCCAGCAAGACTGATCGACCAGGACTTGCTGGTTGCGATCGAGATGCCAAAGCCCTTGGTATCATTATCGTAAGTAGTAATATCCTCAACGTTGGTATCAGTCTCCAGAGAGGCGTTGGTGAGGCCGGTCAGAACAGCAGGCTTATCATTGCCGGTCATGCTGAAGGTCACACCCTCAGCGGTAAAAACGCCGTTTGTATAGGAAATCGTATCGCTAGCCAGAACCTTGCTGGCGACACTGATAAAACCACCCGCACTGGCGGCCTGAATCACTGCGGTACCGGTGTCGGCGCCAGAGGTGATGTTGGTGCCGGTCTTGACGTAGGTGAAGGTGGTGGTGGTGGGAACGTCAACAATCGTAAAAGTGCCGTTGATGCCAGTATTAGTAGTTGCCGTGACAACAACGGTATTACCAGCTGCAAAAGAGTGAGCGGCGCTAGTGGTAATGGTTACAACGTTGGAGGTGCGAGCAACATTGCTAATGGTCTTACTGTTAGGCGACTGAGAAGCCACGCCCTGAGTAACGCCAGTAAAAGCCGTATCAACGCTAGAAGCCTTCAGTGGCACCAGGTAAACCTGGTAGCCAAAGGCGGCGGAGTAGTTTGCCATCTTCGAAAAAGGCGAAAGGGACTGCAGTCGAGAGGTAGTCCCTCTCATCTATAAGGTTTCCAATCAGCCGATAATTGGCATGTCAGAAGGGATCAGGATTCTTGTCTGTACAAGCGATCCTAGTCCATGGGCAGTAGCAACAGTTTCGGTCGAAGTAGCTCCGGGGAAGATGCTCATCAATGCCGAGACGGCATCAGTCATATCTTGCCCAGTAGCTCCCTCCCAACAGATAAGAAATACCTGCCAAATGAATACTGTAGCAGAATTGCCAGACAGAAATGCCATCCTTTTTGTATTGGCGGCATCGTGAATAATACACTCAACTCCCTCGACGCCACGTAGTTCTGGCAATGATTCGCCTGGAGACAGAACTGCAATAGCTGGTTCTGGCGCTCCAGTACCGCCGGAAAAGGTATAACTACCTAATTTGGCCATGAACGAGGCATTGCCGACCAGGGAATCGTAAACAACCTTTGCGGAAGTGGGAAAAACCTGTGCCACAGCAAGTTCTCGCGGTCGTTTTTAGTGTTCCGGCTCGGTAAACTGTAGATGACAACGCAAGATGCTTATGGCTTCGCAGAGGATCCGCCGCAGCTTCTCCGTTGTTGTCACCTGGTGATCGGATGAGCTTCGAAAGGGACCACCTCCCCCTGTACGAGAGGATTTCCGACTACCTAATGAATATGTCTGCCCTGACCCGTCGAGAGGCCCGTCAGCAATGGCGGGATAGCATCAAAGAGGCCTGGAACAATCGTTGTGCATATTGCGGTCGCCCGCCAATTGCAGATGAAAGCCTTACTGAACTGACAATGGATCATGTTCGTCCCAAGTCAAGGGGCGGTGAAGATAGGACAACTAACGTCATTCCTGCTTGCGCGGCCTGTAACTCGGCCAAGTCTTCGATCGAGTGGGTTGCATGGTTCCGTATGCAACCTTTCTACACCATCGAGGCCGAGTGGCGCATTCGTCAATGGCTTTCTGGCGACATGAAAGATTTTGGTCCGTTTGACGAGGAAGACGCCAAAAGGGTTGACGAATATGCCAACCGAATCCTGTCATGCGAGTGGCCTACCGGACGCGCAGCGTGACATTGTCTTGAGCGATGTACTTGGTATCTACTTTAGGTACCCACATCTCTATAATTGATCCATCTGGGGCCTCGAAAGGCAGATACCTTTCAGAGGCCTCTTCTGTTGCAATCAGCATACCCTTGTAACCGGATTGCGTCTTGATTGGTGCAAGCAAAATGGCCGATTCAGATATAAATGCCAGCAATGCCGGGGGCTTTTTATCGGCACCCGTAGCCAATTCTTTATAGCAGAAAAGAGCCCAGGAAGGGAACTTGCCTTGCTTGATAAGCTCAAGTGCGGCGGCTCCGCATCTACCTGCTGGCAGATCTTGTTCGTCTCGTGGCTGGTAAAGGTAGTAGTCCTCTGCCGTGAATGGCTTCTGTCTTTTCTTTGGGTCTCTGTTCAGGTTTGCATGCAGGGCTGTTTGCATGGCAATTGGGCGCTCGTAGGCAAACAATTCGTACTGTTGCATGCGCATGGCGTTGCTGTACGCCTCGATGACGTACTCAAATGGCAGTTGATAAAAGCGTTCATACGAGAACTCGGGATCTCCAGGGAAGAATCGCTTGAGTTGCCAGTAGTACCGCTCAAAATCGTATACCGCCTCTCCAGAGGTTACTTTTTTGCGGCTTCCTCTGATTGAGTATCGCTGGCCTGAACCGCCTCCAGTAGACGTTCTGTACTCTTGCTCTCTTCGTCATTATAGAGTTTTACGAGATCAGCAAGAATATCGGGATGCTGTTCCATAACGTCTTGAGCACTAAGTGAGCCATCGACACGATAGAGCAGCATGCAATACGCCTTGATGAAATCACCCCTAGATTGGCCAGCAACTGCGGCCATTGTAATTTCACCAATTTCAGTTGTGAAATCAATACGAAGTTTTTGAGCAAGTTCGTCGTCGCTCGAACCAGTCAAAACTCCATGAATGAGTTGATATGCCTCCTCTGTATCGATGGTGTATTTTGCCGCAACCCTGCGCATCAATGCGAACATCATCTCGGATGTTGGATCGGATGCAAGACCATTGGATACAAAGGCCTTTTCGCCAGCAGACAGGTGCCCCTTCCTTTCAATTTCGATTTGACCTGAGTCTTCACTTCCAACCAGCTCAATGATGGGCTTCAGCCGGGGTTCTACAACAAAAGGAAGCTTGGCCATACTGGTCTCAAAAGCCCGCTAGTCTACCTAAATCCTGGCTGCAATTGAATCCAAGATAATGCGATCTAGGTCAAATTGAGCGACTGGGCCACCACCGTAAAGGACCGAGTCCACCCACGGTCGGCCTGGAATATAGACAGCCGCGATGGATGCGTTGCCATACTGTTGAATGTATCCACCATAATGGACAAAAGAGGCGTATGGAGCGCTATAGTCAAT